CACCGATAGAGCCAAAACAACAAAAGGAGGGATCACCATGTCAAAAACATTGGGCGAACTTATAGGAACGTTGCGCAAATCGCGAGGACTAACGCAGATTGAATTGTGTGAGCGTTTGGTACACGTGGTGGGGATGGTACAGCCACAAGTAAGCGAGATAGAAAACGACAATATGTTACCCAACGCGGGACAGCTTGAGCACATTTTGCGAGCGTTGCAGGCAACCGACAAGGACAGCCAGCGGTGCCGGGATCTGGCGGCGTCGGTGGTGTTGCGGTGATTGTATGGCGTGAAGTGTTGCGGTTTACCGTACCCGGTCCACCGGTCCCCAAGGGGCGTCCGCGTTTCTTTCTGAAGAATAAGCAGGTGAGGACGTACACAGACAAGAAAACAGCAGCTTTCGAGAAGCGTGTAGCGCTGTGCGTGTCATCGTCGCCGATGCTCCGGGGACAGGCGCGGCCGTTGTGCGGTGGTGGTCCGGTGCGCGTGGATATCGTGGCTGTCTTCCCGCGTCCGCAACGATTAAACCCCAAACGATTCCCCGATGGGCTGGTAGCCAAGCATTCACGGCCAGATCTGGACAATGTCTGCAAGGCTGCGCTTGATGGCATCGGGCTTGCTACGGGTCTGATATGGAACGACGACGGACAGGTTCAGACGCTACGCGCGGAAGCGTACTATGCGGAACGGGACCAACCCGCACGTACTGAGGTTGTCATATACATACCAAGCGAGTAGGATAGAAACAGCAAGACGCTTGCAGGCGTCACAACAAAGGACCAGGACACATGAAGCAATGGATACCGATCCCCGTTGAGGTGGTCGAGGCTATAGACAACGATCGGCGGTTGAGTGATACGCCTGCGTCGACTCTTGACGGCTTCGCGTATGCTTGGCTGAAATCACACAGGGGCGCACCATTGAGCCAGCGGCAATTGGCATCGTGGGCGCGGTGGTCGAAGCGGAAAGCATCGGCGGTTTTAAACGCTGTACAAGAAGCCGAAATTGAATGGGCGGACCAAAAACGGACCAAAAGCGCACCGCCAGTGGAGACAGAAAACGGACCAGCACATGTCAACGATTCCGATAACTTACGCCGCGACGCGGACCAAGAACGGACCAGAAACGGACCAGAAACGGTCCAAAAGCGGACCGATCGCGCGCGTACCTTATATACAAATACAAGAGAATTAGAACTACAGGATCTAATTGATGTCGGAACAAGTACCGACAACCACACAAATTTTAGCGGTGAATCGGAGGATCCTCAGTTTGTCCTGTCTGACGGTCGATCCAGTGGCCAGCCCCCTCCTGCCTGCAAGCAGGGACCACAACCGCCCAAGGGGGGCACCCGTGGCAAGAACATCGAAACCGCTGAGACCCGCCAGCTATGGGAGGCGCTGAACGAGAAACGCAAGCAGTGGAAGCAAGGCGCGCGGACTCTCAAGCTCACACCACAGATAGCCAGCGCACTGGTCGAGGCGTTGAGATACGCGACACCGGCCGAGGTGCTACATGCTTATGACTGGTACACGACAGCCAAGGCTGCGCGATGGTGGCAGGACCACGGCTGCGATCTGGTGACGTTCTGCCGTAAGAAGCATCTTGGAGAGTTCATCAACAAAGCCGGGGAGTGGTCAGTTGAGATAGAACGACAACAGGAAGAGATCGACGATCTACCATTCTAAGGAGGGAGCATGGCAACGAAGGAGAAGATACAGCGCATCCTGTCGGCAATGGGCCGCAACTACTCGAAGCCTGATAGCTGGGCGGCTGATAGTTTCGGCATATGGTGGCAGACACTCAAAAACGAACGCGACGAAGACATTCACCGCACCACAGAGACCGTCTTGCGAGAAAAGCGACGTATTCCCACTGTAGCGGCGTTCCGGGAGATACTGCGGGCTGACCCCTTGACGATGGCTCAAGAGGCGCCACATGGCTGCTCAGCGTGCGGGAATAGCGGTTGGCGCGAGGTGGCATGGCATCGGATACAGCAAGGCCGGCTGATGGTGACCACATACGCGGCCGGGTGTGACTGTGCGCGGGGGCATCGATTGTGTAACGGTGCTGCTGAGCATTGGCGGGACGTGGTTCACCGGTACGAGAACGACCCGACCACAGAGGCTGTCTTCTACACGAGTGCCGATCGTCCGGTGCTGACGATGGAGCAGCGCCTTCACCCGGACATCATAGAACGCATCCAAGCCGGCAAGCGCAAGCAGGGCGGCGGGGGCTTTGAGCCGGTGCTGATTTGACGGGCGGTGTGGAACTATATAAAGTTCCATATGCCCCAAACAGGCCGAAAGAACACCGACGAGATGGTTCGACAGCGGCGCGATGTGGTCGAGGCGTTACTCGTCAAAGGTGACTGGACGTTGAGAAGACAGGCGCAAGTTGCCGACCAGTTCGATGTGAGCACGCGCCAAGTTCGAAAGGATGCGGCGCTTATTCGGCAGCAGTGGGCGGAGCAGGACCAAGAGCAGACCACAGAAGAGATCAGAAGCGACTGGCGGCAACGGGTACAGGCTACCATCCAGCAAGCCATGGAGCTTGGACACACCACAACCGTAGCACGGTTGCTGGCTACTGAAGCGCGCGTTCTGGGCTTGGAAGCTCCCCAGCAGGTGCAACTGCAAACGCAAGTTCACACAATAGACGACGCGCCACGGTTGGCCGCTGAACTACTCAAGGCGCTGCCGGCGGCGTGTGATGTGCTCGGGGTGGATGCTCCGGCGCTGCCAATGATTCAACAAGAGGAAGGTGAATGATGGGACAGAAACAAGAAGCAGCGGCTGTGTGGATGCCAATCGGTGATCTAACACCGTGGGCAGACAATCCCCGCGACAACGCGGAAGCGATACCGGAAGTGGCCAAGAGTATTAAGCGGTTCGGGTTCGCCTCGCCCATCATTGCACGACCTATCGAGGGCGCTGGCTTCGAGATCATCGCGGGACATACGCGCCATCAAGCGGCGCTCTCGCTGGGTCTGGACCGGGTGCCGGTGCGCGTCATGGACCTGGACCCGACGGACGCGAAGCTGCTCGCGCTGGCGGATAACAAGGTGGGCGAGATCGCCACGTGGTCCGATGGCTTGGGTGATCTGCTACGGGAGCTTGAGGCGGACGGGATCGACCTGGACGGGCTTGGCTTTGGGGATGATGACCTTAGCAAGCTGTTGGGCGGTATGGAACTCGACGACGGAATAGCCGACTCCGAGCTATTGCCCGAGCAATGGGGAGTTCAGGTGGACTGTGTTGACGAGATGAATCAGGTGGAAGTCATGGAATATCTGGAAGCGGGGGGGTTCCCATGTCGCGCGTTGATCTCGTAGTCAAGTCCGATATTGACTGGTCAATAAGAACGCGCCAGGTGGCCTCGATGTTTGACCTGGAAAAAGGGCCTTCATTCGAGTCGTGGTCGTTCGATCTTGATCTCCCAGACGAATGGTCGATCGGGTTGATTGTAGGGCCAAGTGGTAGCGGCAAGACCACCGTGGCCCGTCATCTTTTCGGAGATTGCTTTAATGACGACATGGGCTGGCCAGCGGATGGCACGGTCATCGACGGATTTGACAAGTCAATCAGCGTTAAGGATGTATGCTCTGCGCTGTCGTCCGTTGGTTTCAGTTCGCCTCCGTCGTGGTTGCGTCCGTTTCATGTTTTATCCAACGGGCAGAAGTTCCGCGCCGAGGTCGCCAGAACTTTGGTGAGCGACAAGCCGATCGTGGCCATAGATGAATGGACAAGCGTGGTGGATCGCACCGTGGCCAAAATCGGTTCCGCAGCCATAGCAAAGGCAATCAGGCGAACCGACCGCCGCATGGTTGCGGTGGGGTGCCATTATGATGTGATTGAATGGCTCCAGCCTGACTGGGTGCTTCACATGCCTGAGGGACGCCTTGATCGGAGGTCGGTTCAACCCCGGCCAGCGATTGAGCTTAAGATCTCAAGGGTGGACCGTTCGGCGTGGAACGTCTTCCGTCGCCACCATTATTTAGACCACAGCATTGCGCCCTCTGCCGCATGTTTTGTTGCCGAATGGAATAATGTACCTGTGGCTTTCGCGTCTACGCTGCCGTTCCCCCATCCACGCCGTTCGGGTTGGCGAGAACATCGAACGGTGTGCTTGCCTGATTTCCAAGGTGTCGGAATCGGAAACAATCTGTCCGAGTTTATCGCGTCAGCATATCGCGCGACCGGGAAGCCTTATCGGTCAGTAACCAGCCATCCGGCCATGATGCGATATAGAGCGCGAAGCAAAAAGTGGGCGATGTATAGGAAACCAGGAACCCAGGCAATAAGCCCAACAGTGATGCAAGGTTTTGGCACTGCGACATCGAGAATCACCGCTGGTTTTGAATACATCGGAAGCACGGACAAAGATGCGGCGCGTGCTTTTGGGCTGATATGAGCAGCGTCGACGCGGTGCTGTCAGTGGCGCCAGCCATCGAAGCTCTCGCACGGTTGAAGGCAGAGCATCCCCTGGCGTTCGCTACGTTGTGGCACAACGACCCGCCACGGACCAGCCAGCGCGCACCAGTGCAGCGGGCCGGTGTGGATGCTGTGGCCGCTTTTGGCGGCAATGGTAGCGGCAAGACCGAACTCGGAGCCATGGTAGCCTGCGCGGTCGCATACGGTCGAAAGCATCCAGCGTGTGAGGCGTTCATCCGGCGGAACCAGTTAGAGCCGTCCCTATTTCCACCACGGCCGGCTATCGTGCTCGCGTCCAGTCTCAATAGCACGATGTCGATCAACATCCAGCGCGCAGCGGTCGAGCGATGGGCGCCTGCTGGTACTGAGTGGCGAAACCGGGACGGGCCGGGGTTCAGCGAGGCACGATTTCCCAACGGCGGGAAGATTCGGTTTCTCACTGCTGCGGCTGGGAGGGCCGCTATGCAGGGATTTAGTGCGGATTTCTACTGGTGCGACGAAGAGCACCCGCGCGATGTAGTGGTCGAAGCATACCAGCGACTCACCCGATCATTGTGGGAGGGTCGATCCGGCTGGGCGCTGCACACGATGACCCCGCTGTCGGGGTTCTCATACATGCACCAGGACTTCATCGGAGCACCACCCGAAGACGGGTCGCACCTGGCGTGCTTCTTACACGGCGCCGACAATCCGCACATCGACCAGGAGAAGCGGTCGCGGTTGTTGCGGGGTGTCAATGCTGGCGAACGGGCCGCGCGTGACCGTGGAGAGTTCACACAGTTAGAGGGGCGGGTCTTCACCGAGTGGAGCCGGGCTGCGCACGTTGTCCCGGTGCGAGATGTCGAGGCGGAGTACCTGATAGCGGGCTGCGATTTTGGAACTCGCGCGCCGATGGCATATCTGCTGTGTGCGGTGACGGGAGATGACACGCTCGAGGTCATCGCAGAACACTATCAAGAGCAGTGGACCATCAGCCAGCATGCACGGGCCATCCACAAGCTTCTCGCAGGGCGGGAAGTCTTCTGGACGGTGGCAGACCCAGAAGACCGGGGGGCGCGGTTGAGCTTGGCACGGGAGCACGGGATCCCGACAGTGGCGGCAAAGAAGTCCCCGGGCAGTATCAGAAGCGGCATCAACGCCATATCAGAACGGCTCGCCATCAACCCCATCAGCGGACAGCCGGCGCTCGTGGTGCATGAGTGCTGTACCAACTTGATACGGGAGATGGAGGGCTACTGCTGGGCACCGTCCAAGGGTGCCGAAGTCAAAGACGCACCCGCCCCGAGGCAGTCAGACCACGCCATCGACGCGCTGAGATACATCTGCTCGAAGCTCGCGCGATCGTCGTTTGCGATCGGGTGATCGTCTGGGGTGATCGCGACACGTCCAGCGATTAGCGGATCTATTTTGCATATATTGATAAATAGTTCTTGCTTTTATCGCTCAGGGCTATATACTAAGAACATACAAGGAAGGAACACAATGACCAGAACATCCAAACAGTCAATTAAACAAATTCTCGCCGCCGCCGCTTCGCCTATCTCAGCGGATAGACTTGCAGCGGCTGGAGTCGTTCGCGGGAAGTACGGTGTAACCGCGTGGCGAGCGATGCACATCATCCGAATTCTTGTTGCTGAGGGCCAACTTATTCAGTCCTACGACAGCCTAAATTGCCCTATTTATCGATCAGCCTAACCGTCGAAACGGGCAAGACAAGCCGCCTTACAGCGGTTTTTTTGTGCCTGCGTCTGGAAACTAAAAAAACTAAAATTGCTAAAGAAACTAAAATGCGGTAACTTCGAACCGTGGCGAAGACTGAACTGGCAATTCGTGACGGCTGGTTTCCGCGTATATTGCGGGCGCTTCGCCTTGTTGAAGTAAAGCCGGACGGCAGCACAACGCACAACGCCGGCTCTGATTTCATCGGTGATGACCCTGGGGTGCGCACCTATTCGGCGCTCAACTCAATGGCAGCGATGGCCCGATTCCCATGGGTGCGCGCATGCGTTGAGGCCGTTTCCAGCGACTTAACTAAGGTACCCCACAGAATCATCAAGGGACGCGGTAAAGACGCTGAAACCATCGAGGATCACCCGTTCTTTGATTTGATG